TGGAACGTAGCTAAGCACAAAATAGGTATGTAGCCTTGAGGAAGATAACAGACATCATCTTACACTGCTCTTACACTAAGCCAGAGTACGATGTATCTGTAGATACTATCCGTAAGTGGCACACGAACGGTAACGGGTGGAAGGACATAGGTTATCACTGGGTTATCCGTAGGAACGGTAGGATTGAAGAAGGACGCTCTGAAAAAGAGGTAGGAGCGCACGTTAGAGGCCATAACTCCCACAGCATAGGTGTTTGCCTTGTAGGAGGGATGAACGCAGCAGGAGATCCTGACTGTAATTTCACAGCAGCGCAGTGGGCTGCTCTAGCATGGCTTGTAGCAGATATTAAACAACGTTACCCAGAAGCTGTTGTATCAGGCCACAGAGATTATGACAGCAAGGAATGTCCTTGCTTTGATGCTAAGGCTTGGGCAGAGACAGTACATGCCTAACATATTTTTTAAGTACGGAATCCTAACAGTCTTAGTTGTTCTGTGGGCAATAACCTTAGTTACCTTTGTAACAATAGCTGTGTTTACAGCTCCTCCCGATATCCCTACAGGTACAGCAGCAGCTTTAGCTACAGTGTACGGTCTTCCTGCTGTAGCCATAGGCTTGTATAAATGGAGGTCAGAAAAAGGTGTTAAGCAAAGCAAAGCTCCTGATTAGCTCAGGACTTATTGTAAGCCTTTTTGTAGCTAGTTTTGCTATCTACCAATGGGGTTATAGCAAGGGTAAGTCTAAAGAGGCTGACAGGCAATCTCAGGCTGTCCTAGCGTACCAAAGACAGGTTACTAAGGCCTTTGATAAGCTGTTAGTAGAGCAAGAAGAAAGACAAAGGTTGCTATCACAGAGGCAAGAGGAGTTAAGAGATGCGTTCGATCCTACTGGTTGCGCTGATGAGCGTATTCCTGATTCTATCCTTGACAGCTTGCTCAAGTAGAATAGTACAAGTACCTGTAGACCCTAGACTTACTGTAGACTGTAAGGTTCCAGAAGTTAGAGGGGATACTTGGAGAGATCTAGCCTCAGCTTATCTAGAAAGGGGAGAGGCTCTAGAAGAGTGTACACAACGTATGAGAGTAATAAGGGGGCAATAAGCCCCCTTTTTTTACGTCCTAACTAGGTAGCTCACAACTGTTTCCAACGCAAGCTAGCTCTTGACTACCTGTTGTGTTATCGATACCTCCTTCAAACACAGCTAGCTCTTCCCAATCAATATCCTTAGGCATTTTCTCTAGCCACTCTTTGTAGGTAGCCTCATCTACAGGTTGATAAGGAGCCTGAGCGTAGGTGTGTTCCGAGTAAGGAAGGAACGACACACCAGAGATACTATCGAAGTTAGACCAGATCCAATCCCCAGCCTGAAGGAACTCATCGTCTCGGTAGTAAGCTGTCATAGACGGTTTGTGTTCACACCAGTGCTCCTGATAGATGTGCCATAAATCTAGCTGTTCACGACAAGTCATATCGTTAGCGGTAATGGCAGTATAAGGGGAAGACATAGGAAAATAGAACACTAGGTTACTATTGTTCATCACATCTTCTTCATAGTAAAAGCCCTTCTCTACCATAAACTGCGCTAAAGGATCTTTTCTGTCTGCTCTTACTGTACGCAGATAGTATTTGCTGTACCTAGGGTGAATACCAGAAGCAGAGTCCACAAGCTGAGATACAGTGCCTGAAGGCTTAACACAAGTGATAGCAGCAGATTGTGGAATACCTAACATCTCTGCCCACTCCTTGTTAACCGATACCGATAGCTCTCTTAACTCATCTAAGCGTTCTCCTAAGACTGTTGAGTACACATCCCCTAAGATAGGGTGATCCATGATCCCTGTTAAGGACACGCCTAACAACCGTTCTTCCTCTGTGTTCTTCTTCCAGATCTTACGCAGATATCGGAAGTTAGTCAGAGTAGACTGCAAAGTACCTAAGATAGTAGCAATCTTAACCTTTCGACGTAACTCATCCATATCGTCTGAAGGGCGTACTACTACCTCTGTCAGGTTACAGAACTGATAGGGACGAAGAATGATCTCTGAGCAAGGGTTAGTACCGAACTCGTAGCTAGGATCTCTACGTCCGTTCTTAGCAGATTGCTTCTGGCTAGCCTTGCGAGAGAAGATACCACGTTCTCCAGACTTAGACTCGTACAGGGATTTCCACTCATCTAGGAACACTTGAAACTCAGGCTTTTCTTCGTACACAGCAGAATTGTTAGCTAAGGCTCTCTGAGAGTTATCTACCCACCACTGACCAGACTTAGCTACTCGCACACGATCATCCTGTAGATCAGATAACGAGATAAGAGCAGAGCGTCTTACACCACCTACTACCACTACCTCAGCGATCTTACAGCACAGATCGTGGCACTCAATCGTAGTCAGTTTACGACCAGCAGCCTTCTTAAAAATCTCCGTAGTGAAAGCACACAGTTGTTTCAAGGGCTCAGGGCCAGAGGCTCTACCTCCAAAGGTTTTAAGGCGAGAGCCTGAGGGACGAATCCTGCTAAAGTCTAGCTTAGGGATCTTACCTGAGTACAGCAAAGAGATAAGCTCTCGGTAGCCAGAAGCCCAACCTATCTTACTGTCTCCAAACACAATCACAGTATCTGTCTCGTGAAGGCTCTCAGCGACCTCTGGTAGCTTGTTAACGTACTTCTGCTCTACAGAGTAGCCTACTCCTGTACCACACATAAGAACGTACATCATCTCATCAAAAGAGCGTGGGCTATCGATAGGAAGATAAGAGCAGTTGTACCCAGCTACGTTATCTCGATCTAAAGCTGGGCCAGCAGTCATTAGAGATCGCATAGAAGGCATAACATCTAGGTTATAGATAGCGTCTCGAACCTCTTTAAGGTAAAGGTCTGGGTGTCGCTCTTGCCAAAAAGATATAAGACGATCTACAGTCTCTTCCCAAGTCTCTCTGCGACCTTCACTCTCGTTAAACCTAGCGTAACGACTACGGTGAATGTACTTAGAGTACTCAGGGTTACTTGTTTTACTTACAAACGGGTCTGTCACGTTATTCTCCTTAGTGTAAATCGCTTTCCAAATAGTCTTCGACCAACTCCCCAGCAATCATCACAAGAGCAGGAACACCTTCCAGTTCTGGTGTATCCATGTATTTCTTGTCTAAGACTACTTTGTAAGCAGCGTCATTTGTCTTAAGGTTTTCATAGAAAAGTACGCCACCAACAAAATCGTAGTTGTCTTCGGTAGCTTCTTGTAGGATCTCTTCGATAGTCTTCATAGATATTTACTCTTTAGATAGTCAAGGCTTAAAGGCATACCACAGTAGAAACCGTTTCTGACTTCGTTCTTAATCATTACTCCGTCAAACCTAGCGTTACCCTGTGGCCCCAGATAATCTTCATCGTGTTCATAGCAAGTACCCCACACAAGACCTATCTTAGCTCTTCCTAGAGCATCGTGCACCATACCGTGCTGATACACCTGCTGGTGGCCTTGTGAGAAGCTCTGGCCTACCTTCTGAAGCCTGTTTTCGATGTTACCTGATAAAGCGTTCTTCATCATCGACATAGGGTTCACAAAGTAGTGAGAGTACAGGATACCATCAATCTCTACGATTTCCAAGAAGTCTTTGACCTCCCAACCCATCTCCTTAAGTTTCAAGTCGTGATAACCAATAGTACCTTTAAGTCTAGGGTCTTTGTGTACAGCTCTAGAGATACGGTGCTCGTGGTTCCCTAGACAGTACACTAGACGTGGCTTATACACCTTCTTCTTGTTCTTTGCTGCTCTCTGGGTGATTTTACGCAGAGGGGTAAGCAAGTTGTTCATCCCTTCGATACCAGCTTCTACATCCTCTTTGTACGTCTTATCGTGAAAGTAAGCAGAGCTACGATCTTCGTACATAGATAAACTAGCCATGTCCCAGTGATCTCCAATATGCACAATAACGTCCGGACGCATATCGACGATTAAGTTACCGATAGCCTTAAAGTATTCCTTATCTGTATCAGGCTTACAGTGAGTATCGGGTATGAAGAGGTGCTTCTTACCTATCTTATTAAGTCCACTCATCAGGGATTACCTCACCTATTGCATAGTCAAAAGCGTGTCTTTTGCACCAGTCAGAATACCTCATCTTCTGATTTTTGGTACACCAATTATCCTTTTGGAATAGGATTTTGATCTCTTTTTGGGGGTTACACCACTTTACGGCTAACATCTTAGTCCTCATTTCCCCCGTAAACTTACCTTTTAGCTCAACAATCACTCCGTTGCCTAGCTCTAGATCTGGAGTGTACGTCCTCACCTTAAGCATACCGTGATTGCCACACTTAGGGCAGATAGCTGATCTTACCTCTGTCGTATAGTTCATCGTGTACGGTTCATAAGAGAACTTAATGTTCCTGTTCCTAAGGTTGTTACATACCCTCTCTTCAAACTGGCTACGGTACTTAGGTTTACCCATCATCGTTCTCCCACATATCCGCTAGAGTGTCGATAATGTGTGTACGTTCGTACAACTCTACCTGAATGTTGTGGATAAGATCCTCTAAGATTTTGGTTTCAATCTCTCTATCCTCTTCGTAGTTTTCGTATATCTCTTCGATCAGTTCCATTAAAGGGTTCATAAGGGAGCCTCCCAACCCTTATCTTCAGGGTGTCTCATTAAGTACAGCAACTTACAGTTCATGTGCATAATTTCCTTACCTCCTTCTTCGCCTATTTTGTCCAAGTACATATCTAGGCACTTAAGATAGTATTCTTCATCTGTAGAGCACCCCTCTAAAGCCTTATCAGCTTTCTTAGGGCCTATACCATTAAGGCCTATGATGTTATCAGCTTTGTCACCTGTCAGTACAGATACCCAGAAGATGTGCCTAGATTCAGATAAAGTAAGGTGATAATACTTAGCCTTTCTGTTGTACCCAGCCCAACTGTAGTGCCGACCGGGGCAAGTATCTAGATCCTTATCAATAGAGGCGATAATCACATCTTTTTCAGGG